AATTGCATGATTTCCAATTGATTTGTCCGGCTAAACCTTGCATAACCTGCTTCAAGCTGAGCGATTAAACCTATTGCTTGTCTGAAAGTATAACCCTCAGGTTTTCTTATTTTTTGGGTGCTAATCATTGAAAAGTTGGTTTCATTAATGACGGAACCGCTTTTATTAGCAATCTCTAAAGCTATATCTCGAATAGAAGCAGGATAGGTTAGTTCAGAAACATACTCATTTTCTAAAAAAACAAAACGATCACTTGCTTCAAGTGTCGTTTTATTTTCATTTCTATCTGGGTCACACTTAGTGACATAAAAAGTTCCAATGGAGACATATTCATAAACCGTTGGTTTATAATGAATCAATTTAGCATAACCCACTCTTGCACTTCCAACCTTTTCAGGCGGGATATTATCATAATGATAATCTGCATCATAAGTTGCTATTCCCAATTCCACAGTGACTTCTGTCAGCTCTTTAATATTTTCAATTATTGAACAAAATTCTATTTTTATAGAATTTGAAAATGTTGAACCTATTTGAAATGTTTCACCAGAAATAGAGCCGCCACTGTATACCCAACTATTGATATCGTTTTTTGTAAAAACTTTATCGCCAACTTTTATTCGAGTCTCAAATCTTCGATTCTCTGCTTTCATGGCATTGTTAAAATCATCTGAGACAGTAAGCATTTCTTATCCTCCTATTTTTCTATCAGATTCACAGATAAGTTTTCCCACTTCATCGCTTTAAACTTATCGTTCCATGAGTAAGAAGGCATTGTAGAATCTCCGGCATAAAAAGTTTTACTTCTTTGTCTTCCGATTTGTGGGTCTGGATAAATTACTACGAAGAAAGGTTGATTAATTCTTTGTAAAATATCAGATACTTCTGAGTCACTCAAAGGGCCCCATTTAATGTTTAGTTTTGTTTTTTGAGCAATGACATCTCTTACCATTTCTCCATTTGCATTTCTCCCTGAGGAGTCAGCGTCGATTGTTGAAATACTGACGCTGAATTCTTTAGGAGTTTTTACCGTCACTCCATTAAATTGTAGTTCGGCAGACATAATCCCTCCTTCTAAATGTTAAGCTCAGTGTACCCAAGCTGTTGATGATATTTGTTGATTTCTGAAACTGCAATTCGTCCAAACTCTCTGCCTCCGATATTTATCACAATATCTCCATTTGAAGTTTGGCTCGTTTGTGCTCCTAAAGATTGAACAAGCAACATGATGGCACTTGTTAATGAACCATTCATGTTTGCCAAGCCATAGCTCGAAACATCTTGACCTCCACCAAAGCTTCCAGAATTATTGTAATCAGTTGGTTTGTCCGTGAACATTTCAGGCAACTGCAAAGTTTCAAATGATTGGAAATCACTGATAGAATTATATGGATTATATTTAGCAGGAACAACCATTTCTCCTTCATGAATCATTGCTAACTGATCTTCAGGAACATATGGCGTACCTTTTGCATAACCGTGTCCATGACCAATCACTTGAAGCATACCAGGGTCACCATAACGGCCCAATGCATAATGAATTGCAGCAAGCGCATTGTCATATCCGTTAAAGATATTTCCATGTCCTGGGAATTTATTTGCATTGAACGTGGCCGAGATAGTTTGTAACAATCCTTTAGCCAAGTCGCCAGTAATCGTATTAATATCAGTATATCCACCTTGAACGGCTTTCTCATTACCTCCTGATTCACTTTGTACTTGCCTTAACCAAGCATTGACATAGTTTTCAGAAGTTGATACACCGTTCATTGATAGAGCTTTTTTAATAACTGGTCGCCAACGTTCAACACCAGTACCTGATGGGCTTTCTGAGCCTTCTGAGAATGCCTTTTCAATCATTCCCATCGCTCCATTAGCTATGGTAGATATCCCACCAGTCGCAATAGATAACGCAGGTTCAACTGCTTGAGAAAGATTAGTAAACTTACTTATTGCAATGTTTAAAATCTTTTCTGGATGAGTGGCATAGTCCCAAATATCGCCAACCATTTCTTTGGCTTGGTTCCATTTTTCGCCCATCCAATTACCGATACCGTTTGCATAAGCAGGCATTCCTGACATTGCTTTTGCAGTTTTAGCACCGCTCAGTACTTGGGTTCCTTTTGGTAAATCAACCATGAGGTTTCTCACTTTAGGGAATAGCCCAGTTTTACCATCAGGTGTTCGATACATTTCTTGCCATTGACTCCCTGAGCCATCATTTACTAATGCTGGTCCTCCTGGGTGAGCGTTTGTACCATTGGCATAAGCATTAAAGGTAGGAACATTCCAATGTCCTAAGTTACCATTAGCTCCAACTTTGTTGAGAATCCAGTTAATACCGTCAATGACTCCATTAACTGCACTACCAATAACTCCAGCAATACCATTACCGATTGCGGCTGCACCTTTTTTGACTGCGCTGACCCCATTCTCAAGGCCTTTTCCTATCTTTTTGCCCATGTCGGAAGCCCATGAAGCAACATTGTCAAACGCACCTTTGGCATTAGATTTGATAGTATCAGCGTAGCCACCCATTTTGTCTTTCATGTTAGACCACGCATTTGAAGCATTTGTTTTTGCAGTATTAGCAGCATTAGAAACTGATGTTTTCACATTATCCCATGCATTACCAGTACCACTTTTTATCTCATTCCATTTATTAGATATCTTTGATCCAATTGAATCGGCTTTATCGTGAACAGACTTTTTGGTATCATTCCACTTGTCAGAAGTAGATTTTTTAACATTGTCCCAAGCATCGCCTGTTCCTTTTTTGATTTCTTCCCACTTAGTAGAAACTTTAGTACCAATAGAATCGGCCGTATCGCTTATTGATTTCTTGGCTTCATTCCATTTATCAGAAGTTGCCTTCTTAACATTGTCCCAAGCGTCACCAGTAGCTTTCTTGATATCGTCCCACTTTTCTCCTATCCATTTTCCAAGGTTTGCAGCTGCTTCTTTAATTTCATCCCAGTTTTTATACAATAAAACACCAACCGCAATTGCTGCTGCAATAGCTATTGTTATTGGACCGCCAAGAATTGCTACAAGAGAACCAATAGCTCCTGTTACACCGCCTGCTCCTGTAATAATCGCAGCAAGTCCTCCAAGGAAGCCTACGAATGTTTCGATTGCAGTACCGACTGCGATGATTCCGCCAACTACCCCAGCAAAAGTTCCTAGAGTGATTACAAAATCAGAAAAACCTTTTCCGTGCTCAGATAGCCAATCCCCAATAGTTGAAAGGACATCGCCGAGCCCTTTTAAGACGTCAACAATTACTCCGCCAGTCCATTCAGCGACTGGTTTCAAAAAGTTATCCCAGAAAAATTTGAAAGCTGGTTTAAGGGCCTCGATTACTCCGTTTACAAAATCTATTGCCCCACCCAAAGCTTGTAAGAAAGCAGGTATTAAGTCTTGAATAGTAAACCCAGCCAATGGTAAAAGTACATTTTTATAAAACCATTCTAGTCCAGCTCCAATATTATCAGAGAGTGGTTGAATACTTTCAAGTAACTTTTTAATTCCATTAAGCAAGGGTGTAAAGTCCAAGGTCTTTGCCCAATCAGCTGTAGCTTTTGCCATATTATTAATATGTGTAAGCAAATCATTGATAATCCCTAAAATAATAGAGAAAATTTCTTTCCCAGCTCCACCTTGATCCCATGCTTTTTTAAGTTGGTCAGCAATGTTTCCTACCGCTTTAAAAATATTTGTAAATATCTCTAAAAGATTTGCGGCAATAGCTTCTCCTGTTCCATCATTCCAAGCATCACGAAAAGCCCCTGCTATAGAATGTAATAGCTCAAGAATGCTATTAAACATATTAAAAATAGTTTGAATTAAGGCAGTTCCTCTACCATCTTCATTCCAGGCATCTTTAAATGCTTTAGCTATATCACCGACAATGTTAAGCACATCCGCAAGTAAAATTAATAGATTTTCAATGAATTTTTGACCAGTGCCATTCGTCCAAACTTCCATAAAGGATTTTCCGATAGCACTTGCTAAACCGATAACTTCTCCAAGTGCATATTTCCAAGCATCAATAACCTTTTGACCTTGGTTTTTCCATGCATCTTGGAAAGGCTTGAAGAAGTCTTTAAGTAAGGCTTGCATATCTTTCATCCATTTAGGAGTTGAATAATTACCAGTCGCAGCCCCAAAATCAATACCTGGAGCTTTTGTATCTTTATTTTTGTCAGTGTCATCATCGGTTTTATCTTGCAAACCAATACGATTAATCTCGTCAAAGCCCATAAGTGAACGTTGAAGTTTATCGACCTTGTCTTTCGCTTTAGTCGCTGATGAACCTGTATCATTCATTGCTTGGACGTTATCATATATACCACTTGCGCCTTGTTTGGCAGCTTGATAAGTAGTTCCAAATAACCCGGCAATAAAAGAAGCTAATTGACCAGTTAATGTGGCAATTGCGCTCATCATTGCATTAATGGCAGGTAGAATCGCATTATAAATTGGATAGAATGCGGTCATCAAGTTGACTTTAATCTGATTAAGTGAGTTAGAAAACTGATCATTTGTCTTTAAAGCACTCATCATTCCGCCAGCTAACTTACTTATTGCTCCACCAATTAATTGATAAACAATTAATGAAGGCAACAAATATTTCATAGACTGAAGAAAAGCATTGTTACCCATAGACATGCTACGAGTGCCTTGTGTAACTTTATTTGAATTTCTCGAAAAGAGATTTCCAAATTTATCCAATATCCCAAATGAATTTTTCAATCCATTTCCAATTCCTCCAGCACCGTGAGAAATGGAGTTTGACATGCGGTTGAAGACTCCGCCATATTTAGAAACAGCACGTTCAGATTGTTTCAATCCTGAACCTGTCATGCTAGCTCCAGCTGCAGCTGTTCCAGTTGCCATTGACGATTGACTAAGAACTGAATTAATTCGTCCTATTGCCTTTCTTAATGATTCTGCACGCTCTTCTGTTCTTTGATATTCTTTTTGAAGAGCATCGTTACTACTTGCTAACTTCTGCATTTTGTCAGACTGTGCTTGCATTTTTTGAGCAGTTTTCAATGAATCAGGAGTATCAACATTTTTAAAACCTTTGTCAAAACTTCCGACTGGTTTTAGTTGATATTGATATTCCTTTTGTAAAGCTCGAACACTTTCACGCATTGTATAATACTTAGCTTCATTGGCATCCATTACTTTTGCAATTCGCTCTAAAGACGAAGGAACTGCATCAAACTCAGTCTTCATTGATTTAGCAAGACTTTTTGCTTGGTCTTGGTACTTAACCATTGATGCCTGAGCCCGTGCAATCTGGTCATCATATTTGACCGTTTGACCGCCATCTCCTTTTGCTGAAGAACTTTGACGCTGTGATTTTAGATAAGCCACTTTTTCTTGAGCGGCTTTAGCTTGACCCATTTTTGCATTAATTTCATTTAGCATGGCATCAATTTCTTTTGATACTTTAGGACGTGCTTTCTTAAATCCAGTAGATAAATTATCTCCAATACTTTCTGATGATTTTTTAGAAGAACTTTCAAGATGACCCATCATCTTTTCAAAAGTCTGATTCATTTTTTCTAACTGTTTGCCAAATTGTGTTGCACCTTTATCAATATTCAAATTATCTTCAGTCTTTTTCATAGACTTCCCAGTGATATTCTCAAACTTTGACATAATTGCTTCTACACGAGGTAAAACTTTACTAAGCGCTTCATCCATTTTTGCAGTATTTGCATCAAACAGTATCTCTAGCGTTTCTAATTCCATATTTCTCACCTCCTTTTCTATTCAATATTTTTTTAATTTGTCTTTTGACTTTTTCTTTTACGAGTTTCCTGAATTAACATTGCATTTTGTCGCATAATTTCTTGGTCACTAAGCATCGCTTGTTTCTTTTCTTCTTCCTCAGACACTGCTTGCTCTACTTCTTCCTTGAGTTGATTCAAGAAAGGGTAAGCATCTTCATATTTAGGAAAATTCTTTGGATCATTAAAAGCATAGATAGCAAGCCTTTGTTGAGAATAATCAAACATCGCTTTTTCTTTTAGCTCGTTCTCATGCCTTTTTTTATTTGCTTCTACTTGGACCATAATTTCATCAAAAGTCATCGCCCAAAAATCTGTAGAAGAAATACCAGTTTCAACTGCCTGAGGGTATAAATCCTCAAGCATGCTGGATAAATTGTTGTAGGTTTTTAAAGGAGTTCGCTCGGTGCTTCTGGTTCGTTGTCCAGAGATTCCCCATTTGTCGCTTCGTTCTCCTTCTTGTCCTTGCCGAAAAAACCCGCTTCATCAAGCAATTCTTGAATGGCATTGAACAAATCAAAAGTAGTGTTTCCTGCTTCGACAAAACGTTCAAAAGCGTTAACTAAATCTGAATCAGAAACTCGGCTTGTTTGGTTTGCACCTTGAAGCACTACCAGTAATTTGTTTGTTGCTGGCAATTTGAAACCACCTTGACCATTTACGAAAAGTCCCATGAGTGATTCGTCCAAGCGTTTTTCAATCGCAATAATAGATTTCCCATCCAAGCGCAATTGAAGATTCAATCCACCAAATTCAAATTGTTTAGTTCCAGGAAGTTTTACGATATTTTCTTTTGTCATTTTTGTTTCTCCGATTTCTATGTTTATAAAAAATAAAAAGGCTAGCCATTCTGACTAACCTTTAATTGCTAAATTATTGACCACCACCAGCTGGTGTAGATACTGGTGTAAAGTCAGGACCTGCCGAAACAACCACTACCAAGTTAAATCCAAGTGCTTGGTTGACTTCAACACCGTCAAATTTATAAGATGGTTGTCCTGTGAATGTAACTTTCAAACCATCAGAATAAGTCACTGTCCACTCAACTGCTTTACCAGCTTTGACCAAAGTATCAATATCTTTGAAGTTATCCCCTTGATAAATGATTGCAAATTCCATATTGTCAGTATCTTGAATCCCTGCAATATAAGCTTTCTTTTCTGAACCCAAGTGGGTAACATCAACTTTTTCAGGGTCAGCACCCATTGCCGGGATAGATTTTACCGCTGCAATTTCTTTTGAAGTTGAACCTTCTTTATAAGAAAGCACCGCTCCTTTTGATAATAGACCTGCAAATGTTGTCATGTTTATTTCCTCCTATTTCGAATAAACGTATTTTGTTTTATTATCCACGATTGCGGATATTTCAATAATGACACGCTTCAAATCTGCTGTATTAGCATCTCTTTGTGTGCCTGTGAAACCAATATCACCAAATTGTTCGATGATATTATTAACGATAGTGGCCAAACTATTTTTAGAATATAATTCAATTGTAATTGACCATTTTGTTTGAAGTTCCTCGCCACTTCCATCTACAAAATGTGGGTTGTTAACCGTTCTGTAAATAGCTGTAGGAAAAGTATTCCAAGTTGAGGGATAGTCCGTTGCAATTTTTTTAATTTCTGAAACACCGCTCATAACTGAGCCGGCAATATTTTTAATATCAACTCTCTCCATTATTTAAGCTCCCTCAATTTCTTTTGGACATGCTCTTTGTATATCTCAGGCATTTGCGGAAGTATTTCTTTCAATGATGGATATAAGAAAGGTCTTGCTGGTTGACCACTTGTGATGTAGAATTCTTTGCCTTGAATAGTAATCTTAGGCATTCCATAGATTTCATTCAAGTCAATTCCAACTTCCTCAGCTGGAATAAACCAACGAGTTTGAGTATAAACTGGGTTAACACCTTCTGGTAAATCTTTAGAACTTGCTTGCCCATTTGGACCAGTACCAAACTCACGATAAATGGCTTGAACTTTATCCGACCAGACACGCCCAACTATTTTACCTTCCGCATTTTCTACAACCTCAGTCTTTAAACTTCCAAGTAGTTCTCCAGAACTGAATTTCATACTAGAAGCCAGTCTTAATTCAGCTGCAGAACGAACCAACTCTGTGATTTCGTAAGTCGCATCATTCACAGCGTCATTTAAGATTTTAGGCATGGCATTAATTTTTCTTTTGAGTCTGTCCAAACCTTTAATTTCAACTCCCAATGTCATCGTTCCTTTCTAACATCACATTGATGTGTGTAGAATAAGGTTGAATCGACTTGATTTTATAATCAGGATCACTGTCCTTATCAACATACACGCAAACTCCACTGTTTTCGTCTCTGCCTTCTTTTAGCTCATTACCTTGATATTTACATGATTTCATACTTGAAAGCTTTGAGCCATAAATTGTGGCATTGACAGCACCGCTTGCGGACTGAACATTCATTTCAAGAGCTATAGGACTTCCCCATGCTATTACATCATTGAATTCTTCGTCCTGCGTAATCATCGCTCGTCTTAAATAGACAGTAATTAAGTCACGTTTCATCAGGCGCATAAAAACTAACCACCTTTCCGAGTCGATAACGATTCAAGCCACGCTGGATATTTAAAGGAATATCTTCAACAAAGGATTGAGAAATACCGCCTTCTGAACGACTAGATTCTCCCTCTGTACTTTCACGATTAAAAGTAATTGTGGCTAACTGACGAGCATACAGCCACATTGAATCAAACCAGTAGCTTTATTGTCGTCAACGCCCAAATCAGTTTTCAAACGTTCAATTGCTTTAGTTTTTGGTTCGTCATTCTCATCCATAGATTATTACTCCTTATTCTCCACCAGTTCCACCTTGGACAACTGTTTGAGGTGTCCAAAGTTTATGTTTAAATTGAACGATACGAACATTTTTATTTTCGTAAACACGTTCCCAGTTTGCCCCTGTTGATAATTCAGCATTCGTTGGAGAATCCCCAGCAACCGATTTGTCAGTGAATTTAACTCCACGAGGGTGCAACAAGAAGTGTTGACGGTTGATGAGAATATCATCTCCTGCCAATGAGTCACGGTCAGTTTCTGTTGGTACAGGAGCAGCTCCGTTACCAAGCCCAATTGCACCAGCCCCAAAGATGTAAGAAGTGAAAACATCTCCATCTACTGGCATACCGTCATCAACAATGACACGTTTACCCATGTATGTAGGAATTGGTTTATTCTCTGAATCCAAAGAAAATTCAATCAAGTTTTGTTTACGCAAGTTGGCATAGACTTGAGAATGTACCCCGATTGCAGTAAGTTTTTCTTCTGCATCGCCCAATTTGTATGAAGCATCAAGGAAAGTTTCACCAGTAAATGCTGCCGCATTCCCAGTTAAAGTTGAGATATCAAGAGCATTACCTGACATTTTAGTTCCTGCGGCTGCATAAATACCTTTAAGAATTGAAAGCAAAGTAACTTGTTGACGACGAGCCCAGTAAGCAGCTACCAAATCACCAATCGCACGCATTGGGTCATCACCAGACAATGCTTTAGCTAAGTCATTTGATTTCCATGCTTTACCACGCATCAAGAGAGCAGCAACGTCTTTGCTGGCTGTGATTTTATCAGTTGAAAGTGAGTCAGTATCAGAAAGTACTTCATCATCACCAGACAAGTCTTGCCAAAATGGCATATTAATTAATCGACCACCAGAGGTTGCAAGTGCATCGAGTTCAGGATCTTTTACTACAATTCCTGATTGATATAAAGCAGAAAGTTCAGCAGTACGTTCAATAACATATTTGTTAAATACTTCAGGTACGATAACATCTGCAATTTTTGTTTTATCTGCAAATTTTTGCAAATCAAATTTAATGAGTTTGTGTTCCATTTTTATTCCTCTATTTCTATTTTTTGTTTGCTAAAGCTTGTAAAGTCTTAGCTTTTTCTGGTTCTTCTAGGAAAAGTCGGCCTTGCTCGGTTAAGTTGAAAGTCTCTTTTGCAAAAGGATTGTTCGAAATGCCTTTTCCGTCACTTCCAAGCGGAGTATCAACAGAAGCTTTGAGTTTTTCATTAACTGCTGCTTCTACGGCTTTATCCCATTCAGCTTTGAAAGATTTGACATCTTTAATAGCTTCCTCAGCAGTATTTCCTTGAATACGAGCAGCGAAAGCACTTGTAATACCGATTTCTTGAAGTTGTTTTCCTTTTTCTACAAGCAACTGTTCTTGACGAAAGACAGCTTTTTCTTTTTCAAAGTCATCTTTTTCTTTTTGAATCAGCGCTTGTTGGCGTTCTTCTTCCGAAAGTTTAGCAAGTCGAGCAGCTTCATTTTTTTCTTCTTCAAGTTCTTTCTGCCAACGACTTCGTTTAGACTTAACAATAGAATCAACATCAGTATCATCTTTAAGGC